TCCCTGTGTAATACTGCCATTCTGTTTCCCCCTTTACTCGAAGTTTCCGCCTGTAGAAGCTATATAACATTCGCCGCTTGCACCATTTCTTTTTACTGATACACGAATATTTACGCCCCATTTTGAAGCGGTCTTAGTTTTATTTGTTAAGAAGATTTTAGAACCTTTTTCTACTTTTGTTGTTACGTCTTCCCAAGTTGGGTTACTATCGTAGCCGTTGTTACAAATTTCAATCTTGCTTATTGCTCCGCTTGGAATTTGTCCTATAAGTGTTAATAGTGCTTTTGTTACCATAGCGTCGGAATTAAGCGGCGTTTTAAGTTCGAAAAGTATTTCATTTTCATTTTTTGTAAATGTAAATTCTTTTTCACTTTGTCCGCCTTCGCTGTCGGTTGCAACTATTTTAATTGTTTGTGTGCCGTTTAATATTTCTTGCCATTCTGTAGATGAAATATTAAAGCTATAGTTTGAACCGGAAGAAGCACTAAAACTTCTTTTTTGCACTCCGTTTAAATACTCTTTAACGTTAAGTGCTTGTCCTGCGTCCGGATCACTTACGCTGTAGCTTAGATTAAAAGCACCTGTCTTTGTGCCAAGATTGCTGCTTGAATTTGAATTAATAACCGGGTCGGCGTTATTGTTTACGGTTCTTTGGCTTGATGTTCTATATCCGGATTCTGAACCGTAATTGTCGTAGGCTTTAACTCTATATGTTACATTTTGCCAACCTTTGGTAATTGTATCTGCGTAGCTTCTGTTGATACCTTTGTAAATTCTGCTGTAGCTTCCGTTGTCTACTTTTCTTTCAAGGATATAACCTACTGAATTTCCTTCTGGGTCGCTTGATACTCCCCAAGTTACTTCAAGGCTTTTTCCTGCTTGAACTTTTGATGGTGCGTTAATATCGCTTGGCGTTGTAGGTGGTTGATTCCATTCTATAGTGTATGCGTCATCTGAATCGGTAGAATTAGATACCAAGATTTCAGATTGCAGATTGCAAAGCGGGCGAACGCCGCCGTAGCCACCGTGCGCGTTGTCACTTCTCGCCAAACCGTTGTTATCTACACAGTCGACACCGAACGAATAGGACAATCTAGATGTTCTAAGCCAATAATACCAAGGGCTTGAAGCGTTTAAGTTTGATCTTGTATAGTTACTTTTGCTTACCGCGTCCGCTGTTGGATAGGCTTTTCTACTATCATTGCCATCAAATATTGGAAATTTTGTTCCTTCTGCTATTCCGCCTTCGTTGGCTAGTCCAACTTCTGTTGTAGAAGCTAAGAAAATTTTACTTGTTACCGTTTCGCTTCCGCCGCCATCTAAGCTGTGTCTTACTGTTTTAAGGCTTGTAGATACCACAGCATTTTTAAAATCTGATGAAAAGTTATATAAAAAGCCTGGTTCGCTGTCATATGGGTTGTCAGTTGTGTTGTTACTATTTGGCGGTGCGTCTGCTCCGTGCTGTGCGCTGTACCAATTGCTTGAATCACTATTTAACCATTGAAGCAAGTTAGAATATTGGTAATAATTATTGCCGCTGCTTTGTCTGTAGATGTCGCTATTTTTTCGTTCCATAGCGTCAAATGCTTTAATTGATAATATTTTATCTGAAATTAAAGTTACTGTATTTGATGGATAGCCACTGTGGTTTTTGTCCGCTATTTTCCAAATAACAGGCTTGCCGTTGTATTTTGAAAGATTATCCTTGACTTTCGCGCCAACCGGCAAATTACTTATTTTTTGTGCCATTTGATTTCTCCTTTTTAATATATTTGTTGTAGTATTGGTCCATCTTCTTTTAGTGTGATTCTCTTTTGTTCAAGCATACTTGCATACTTACGAATTTTCTTTCGCATTTTATTTTTACTACCACGCCTTAGCTTGCGAATTGCTTTTCCGCTTTCTTTTAAGTATGTGTGAAATTCTAAGAAGTCAATACCGTGTCTAAGTAGGAATATCTGCGTCTTTTGATTAAGTTCAAGTCCAATTCCTTTTAAATGACCTTCTATCTCTCCAAGACAATATTTTAAATATTCTTTGTCTTCGTGAATTAAATAGAAGTCGTCCATATATCTTACGCAAAATTTGATTTTTAGGCTTTCTTTTATGATGTGATCTACTTCATTTAAGAACGCGTTTCCATACTTTAACACTCTATGCGGTTCTTGCTGCGGTTGTAATTGCCTTTAATTAGCTTGATACCTTCTAAGTTTTTAAAGCTTACTGTAAATGGATTGCCTGTTATATCATTGAACACGCCATCTTCAAGCCTTTTTAACTTACCTTTAATATCCGACAAGTCTATTCCAAGCGCTAATAAACCTTGTTCGTTCTTACCCGCTTTGTTTTTTGCGTCATCCCAACCGTCTTTTTGTGCCTTTGTAACGTGTATATCTTTATTTTCTATATGTTCGGTTAAGCCTAAGAAAGCTTTATCATAATTGGCTGTCATTTCTGGCGTAACGTGTATATCTTTATTTTCTATATGTGATACAAATTGGCCCTTATCTGCGAATTGTCCTTCGTGGGCGTTTGGGTTTTTGTTATGTTCTTCTAAGTCCGCTTTTGTCGCTGATACTGTAAAAGGATCTACCTTTAGTTCTATAACTTCCGCGTTTGAAATCTCCATATATATTACTAATTTAACTTCGCCCGCTGCACCTGTTGTAATAATTACCTTTTCTGTGTCCGGACAATTAGCAATTACAATTAGATTTCCTTCATCATCAAATGCGCCTATTTCTCTAATAGTAAATCCACCTTCATTTGGTGGAATAACCGCTATAATCTCTATTAGGTTTGGGCTTTCGTGGTTTACTTTGCACTCCTGCACCGCTCCGCGCCACTTTTCGCCGTTTAGCGCTGTTTGAATTTCTGTTGGTTGGTAATATTGCCCGCCGCCGTCGCCTGCTGCAAATTCTGTAATATTAACCTTTTTTCCGTCAAGTATCGCCTTTGTGATTTTTTCTTTTCCTTTGGCGGTTACGATTGAACCATATTTTGCCATCTTAAAATCTCCTTTCTTATCTTGGGTTTACGCTTACTTCTATTCTGTAAATTAAGCAATTAGCGAATCCAATAACCCTGTTATATGGTATTTCTCTTTTAACATAAGGATATACCTTTATTTCTTGGCCTAAGCCTTCGGCTGCTCCTATAAATAGTGTTCCATTTTGAATTATATCGTCCGGCGTAAATGGATAAATACCAAGCGTATTTCCAATAAGTGCTGCACTTCCTGCGTATAGGTTGGCTTTACTTTCCATAATGTAGGTAATTTTACTTAGATGTGATCTAAGATTTTTATAATATCTTATTCTATCAAGTGCCATTGCCTGTAAATCTGCCGGCGCTCCGTTTTCTGTGGCGTTAATCTCTATTGAAAAGGTGTAGGGTTCGTCGTTCGTTTCGAACCATTCTTTTATTGTTGTATTTGGAAAGATATTTCCAAGCGCTCTTTTAACTGCATAAGGTGTTCCAAGTTTTCTGTATATTTTTATACAGTCTTTTATAATTTCCCTTTTAATTTCTACGCTGTAGTCGTAGTCGTACCATAGAACGTTCAAGTCATAAGCTAATATATCTAAAGTTGTTTCGTCTAGTTCGTCGATTCTTGAAAAAATTATATTCTTTGGAATCTCTTTATTTATTTTTTGTAATTCGTTAGCAATCAGTTTTCCAAGTGCTTTTATATCTCTATTTCCCGCTATAGCCGGCGGAATAGTTTTTATTAGGTCCGCTTGATCTATTCTATTCATCTTCTACGCCCCCATTTATTAGGTTTGTACTTTCTGCTATAGCTACTGCTGTATCATTAACCGCCTTGAATTGCGGTTGCCTAATTTCTACACGCTTTATTCCCTCTTCCATTAGAAATTGATTAAGTTTAGACGGGTTAATATCTCTTCCCATCTTTTCGCTTTGCCAAGCTTTATACTTTTCTACTGCGTTTTTAGCCGCTTTTTCTATTGCTTCGGCGCTTAGCTGTCCGTGTTTGAATCCAAAATAGCTTATATCTATTTTGTATGAAATTTTATCCGCCGCTTTAACTACTACATTATCTGTAAGTGGTCTAATATCATCTGCGGATAATAATTTCTTAATGGCTGTTATTGTTTCTTCTTCCGGAAGCCTTCCGTCTTTCATCAATACCCTTACTTCTGCTATTCCTGGTTTTGGCGATACGGTTTTAACGTCCGCTATGCTTGCGTTTGCTGTTTTTGCGTAGAATCTGTAAGCGCCTTCTGGCCCTGCTGTGCTATATGTTGATAGGGCTTCTCTATATCTGCTATATAAGCTGTCGTCGCTTTCTGTTTCTGCTCCGCCGGCTGTTGCTGTGATATTTTCTATCTTTTCAAGATATGGCACGAAGTCTACTATTTTTTTAATCTGTCCTGGTGCGAATCCGTTTCCTATTTCGCCTGCGACTGTGCATACCGCTTCTATTTCGCCTTCTAATTCTCCAATTGGAATTACTAAATCTTTTGTAGTTTCAAAAAATATTTTTCCGTCTATTGTGGATCTACTTCCTTTTGGAATTACTGTTGCTGTATCTCTTACTGTTGATAGTGTATATTTTATTCTTGTAGTTGCTGCCTGTGGTGGCAATCTCTTTATGGTATCGTTTAAAAATTCTACAAGATTATCTAGGTACTTTCCTTCTGCGAATCTTGGTATATTTTGCTTGGCTGAATAGTCAATTAATACGCGCTGTTGTAGCATAATATCTGCTACCCATAGTATGAATAGTCTTAGCGGGTCGGCGGGGTATAATCTCTTATTCGCTATGTTTTCGTAGCCTTGTATTAGTAGGTTTACAAGTTCTTTAGTATCTGTATCTACATATTGAATATTAGGTCTAGTTCTTTCATTGCTCATCTTTTATTTTCACCCCCACTACAGGAATAAGCTTCCCTGCCCTTGCTTCATCAACTCTAAAATTGATTTTCGTTATTTCCGCCCTTGGTTCGTACTTTTCTATTGCGTCTATGATCTCCATAATCAATTTAGGCTGTGCGATATTAACCGGTGTGTCTAATTGATTGTGGCTTGTTCCGAAATCTCTATCAAGTGGAACGCTGTATTTAGGGCTAACTAAAATCATTGTAACGTTTTGTACTATTTCTTCTGTAAGGCTTTTAGGAAATAAATTTATATCTTTTTGTTGATTATCTATTGTAATTTCCATTGCTCCACCTCTTAATCGTAAGCTTGCAAGGATACATTAATTTTTACTGCAAGTAAATTTCCGTTGTTATCGAACCTTTCTAAATCTTTTGAAGTTTTAGTTATAACCCATTTTCTGCCGTAAATCTTATTGCCTATAACAAGGCGCATTACTTCGCCTGTTATCCTTGCCCTTGCTATATTGTTTATTTCTCTTACAGGATCTATTCCATAAAATACGGAAAAAGACATATCGAAGCTAATATTATCACTTTCAATTCCTGTATATTCTAATTTTGGAGCTTGTAAATGTACGTCGTGCGACGCGTATTTCGCCCCGGAACTCCACTTCATATTGTCAAATGTTTTTATCGCGTTTCTTGATACGTGGAATGTAATATCTCCTAACGCTCCAATTAGTGCCACGCTTTAGCCCCCTTTCTAAAATCCGCCTAAAATAAAGCCGTCGCCTGCTCCTATTGATGGAAAGGCGCATAAAACGAACTGGTCTACATACGGAAGCCAAGGGTGTATTTCTACGTGTAAATCGTGCGTGTGCGGCTCTCCTTGGTATATAATCACTTTGCTTAGGTCTACGGTATCTGGTAGCGTCTTCTTGTAGCTGTCGCCGCCTAAATTCCTTGGTGCTGAATTATACGCACCGCCGCCGCCCCATTCTGCGCCATTGTCTTTTTTAACAATTTTAATAAGCGGGTGGTTAATTAATACTTTTAATTCTGCGCTTACCATATCTTCTTTGTCTTCGAAGATTACGCGGGCGGTTCTTTTTTTTACGTCAACGCTTGATACTTTGCCTATTTTTATTTGTTCTTGTAAGTCAATCATATTAATAACCTTCTAATACCTTTCTAAGTGATAAAGATACTTTATAGCCGCTATTTGAAATACTGTGGTTTGCCGATTGAATTATATATTTACCGTCGTAGATACCCCAACCCTTAATTTTAAGGTTTACGCCTGCTACATAATTTATATTGCCTGTTACTTCTAAGCTTGCTTGCGTTTCTGTCTTGTTTTTTTCTCTTAGCTTCTTCTTTGCTAACTTGTCCGCTTCTGTTTTGTCTTTAACCTTCGTGTTAATCTTTAAAACTCTTCCGGTTGATTTGTCCGCCTTTGGGTTTTCAAATTCTCCCTTTATTGTTTTCTTTGTTTTCGGGTCGGTGTAAGTAACTTCGCACTTGCTATAGCCTGCTTCTTGAAAATTTGTTCCAAAGGTCCATCTTGTAACGTTGCTTTGTCCTCTTTCTATCGTATCTATTGCCGGTAATTTCTCAAATTTTGAAGCGTCAAAAAGAACTATTTTTTTATCTGTAACTTTAAGGCTTATTCCTGCGTCTTTGCATAATTCTTTCAAAAATTCAAGATCACTTTTTTTGGTTTGTTCCCTTCTGTCGTATAGTGGGTCTTCTTCGCTTTCAAATTCGCTTTTTAACTTGTTTTTTCCTGCTATATCGCTTGCTATAGCTGATAATTTGATATTTTCCCAAGCTTTAGTTTTCTTTTCCGCTGTAATTTTTGAATCTGTAGGAATCGCGCTTGCTTTAATCGTTACTTTTGTAGGTGGCCCGCTTTCGTTTATGGTATCTGCTTTAAATTTTCCGCATTTTAATTCTTTTTCTGCTATGTCTTCATCTACTTGAATAATACTTGCTTCAATCTTTGCGCCTTTCCCGCCTGTTTGCATTAGCCAATCACGCGCCCAATTGCCTTCTTTATCTTCTAGGGCTATTTGTAGGTCGTCGCTCTCGTCTTCTTCGTTATCTGTATAGGTTAATGATATTAAATACTTTTCTAAGTCTTTTGAAATATCCGCGCCTTCGTACTTAACTTTTAGCTTCGTTCTTCTGGCATATTGTGGCTTCATCATTTGCCACCTCGTTTCCAAGGTGGCAATGTGAAGTTTTCTTCTACAGGAATATTAGGCATTTTAATTTTTATTCCTGCGGGAAATATAAAAATATCTTTATACTTTATATTTTCTTTAATGAAGAGGTCCATTTTTTCGCAATCTCCGACGGTCTTATAAGCGATTGTATCCCACTTATCGCCCGCTATTGTTATATAAGTTTCTTGCAAATTTTAATACCCCCTTCTTCTTCTGTCTTCTTCTTCGTTTTCCATCTCTTCTTTTATTTCTCTTTTTAGCTTTTCGTTATTTTCATCAAGTACCTTTCCAATTTCCGTTGGATCTCCACTCATCAAGTGGAAATGTGGTTGGCTGTTAATAACAATGTTTCTTCCGCCGCCTGCTCCTGCAAGTGCCAAGCTTGGCCCTGTTGGGTTTAAGTTTGGTGTCGGAAAATCTGTTAGCATTTCTTTTGCTGAAATAAAAGAATCTTTTAAGCCTGTAAATATTCCTTTTGTGGTGTGGGCTGTAAATACCTTGCTTCCACCTTTACCCATAACAAGTTCTGGTCCTTGTTCTCCGGCTATAAAGGTATCTGGCGTATGTGCTGAACCTTTCCAAAGTGTAGGTATTTTCGGAATGTTAATTCCTTTTCCGCCAACTACCGGAACCCACTTTGGAATTTGAATTGTGTTTAGTGCGCCGATAGCTTTATTTACAAGGCTTATTACTGCGTTTATTGGTGCTTTTGCTATTCCTATTAAGGCGTTGAAAGCACTTCCAAATATATTTTTTACGCCTTCCCAAGCACGCCCCCAATTTCCGGTAAATACTCCCGCTATAAAGTCAATTAGTCCGGAAAATATTCCGGTAAGTCCGCCTACTAATGCTGCTACTTGTTGTACTGCTGCACCTAAAACAGTTGTAAATATTGTTGCTACTACTTGTACAACTGGCATTAATGCGTTTATAGCTTCTGCAAGTAATGGCAGTATCATTTCCGCCGCACTTTGTATAACTGGTAGTATTTGTCCTATTACGTCAAGTAATACTGGTAATACTGTTTGTAATACATTTCCTATTGTGCTTGCTATGGTTGTTACTACTGAAATAAGGGTAGGTAGGATTGATTGAACGGCGCCGGCTATTACTGTAATTATTGCTGATACCGTACCTGTTAAGCTTTGAATTAAGCTTCCTACTTTTTCCATAATTGGGCCACCTTGATTAAAGATATTAAAGAACCCGCTTATTCCATCTGTACCGCCACCGCCGAATATTCCTTTTATTGCGTCGCTTATTTGATCAATAAGTCCTACGAACTTATCAAAGATAGCTACGCCGCCTTCTCCGAATACTCCGCGTATTTTCTCGCGGATAGCGTCTACATTTCCCATTACTAATTTAATTGCTACTGCTATTGCTGTTATTGCTGCAATTACAGGAAGTATTCCGCCGCTCATTCCCATTATTAAGGTTTTAACTTTGCTTATACCGCCTATAAGGTTTGCTGCTTTTAATCTTGAAATAACGCCTAATACGCCAAGCACTCCGCCTTTTGCTTGTAGGAATCCAAGCTTTAAGCCTAATGCTCCTGCTTTTGCTAATAATAGCCCGCCCGCAACTTTTGCCAATAGTTGAATTAATTTTGGGTGTTCCGCTGCGAACTTTTGAACTTTTCCTGCAACTTCTCCAATTTTACCCGCCCAAATAGTGATTGTTGGCATTAGTGAAGAAAGTATCTGTGTAGCTACTCCGCCCAAAGATCTCTTTAATTGGTCCATTGCGTCTTGGTAGTTTACGCCTGCGTCTATAGCTTCATCACTAAGCACTATTCCTAATTCGTGGGCTTTCGCTTTTAAGTCATCTACTGAACCGCCTACGGAATTTAAAAGCGGCATAAGTTCCAAGCCGGATTTTCCGAATAAGTCAAATGCTAATTTTGATTTCTCCGCACCTTCTGGCATATCCTGCATTTTTCTTACTACTTCTTCCATTACTTGTTCTTGCATTTTCATTTTTCCGCTTGAATCTGTAGCCGATATTCCAAGCTTCTTTAATGCGTCCGCTCCAACTCCGCTTCCCTTTGCTGATTCTTGCATACGGTTTACAAGTGTTTTCATACCAACTTGCATTTTTTCTATATTTGTTCCGGATTGTGAAAGTATAAAATCCCATTCTTGAAAGCCTTTACGGCTCATTCCTATTTTTTGGCTAAGTTTATCTACCCTGTCCGTTGCGTCGGAAGCTTTCTGCATTGCTACCATTGTTGCTGTTCCAACCGCTGCAATTACTCCTATAGTTGAAGTAAGTTTGCTTTTTGTTTCTCCAATTGCTTTTTGGTTTTCTGCCTGTAATGCTCCAAGCTTTGCTGTTCTTTCTTGGGCTGCCCTTGCTTTTTCTACTTCTTGTGCAAGCTTTGCGCTTTCTTTAGAAAGATTGCTTGTATCTACTCCCGCTTCTTTTAGTCTTTGCTCATATTCGCTTAGCGATTGACTGCTTCTTCTTACGCTTTCGTTTGCTCTTTCTAATGCTTCTTTCTTACTTGCTATTTTTGCTGCAAGCTGCGTAGAAGCGCCGCCCGCTTTTCTTTGCTCCGCTTCAAGGGCTGCCAATTCTTCTTTGTATTGTTTTTGCTTAGCTATATTTGTTTCTAGGCTTAATTGCGTCTTCTTATATCCTGCAATATCTCCTGCGGTTTTATTTGTTTTGGATATGTGGCTTTCTAAATCTTGGGTGGCTTTTTTAGCTTGATTAAAAGAATCTTTAAATTTAGAACCTAAATTAGCTTGAAGTTTAAACATTAATTCAAATTCTTTAGCCATTTTTACCCCCTTCCTTCCGCTCTTCTATAACTTTATTCGCCGTGTCAATCATTTTTCTTAATTGCCATATAGTAAGGCCTAAAAAATAATTAATTGGCGTATGTGTAAATATAGCAAGCCTTATAGCTTGTTCCCTGTAGTATTGCGGGCTTATAATTCCTGCCCTACTAAAAAATTTCTTGCGGCGTTGGCTAACCTCGTAAAATCTCTAAAAGATATTTTTTCTGTTAATTGATAAGGGAATCCGCCTGCTCTTGCTGCCATTCTAATTTGATACGCTCTTGATGTTTCCGGTGCCATAGCATATAAGTTCATAGCTTCCATTTCTTCTTCAATCGCGATTGCGTCGATACCTGTAAGGCTTCCGAAATCTAAAGTTAATTCTTTATATTCTTTGTCTTCAAATGTAACCGGTTTTGTAAGCTTGTAATTTAATATAGTATATTTTTCTGTTGGATCTTTCTTTTCCGTGTTTTTTGCGTCTTCGATTTTAATTATTTTTTTATTTTCCATCTGCAATTCTCCTTTTTAGATAAATAAAAAACATAGCCACTTTTTACAATGGCTATGTTTTTTATTTATTTTCCAAGTGCTGTTCTAACGTCCGCTAAATAATCTTCGCCGTTAATGTAGCAAATGAAGTTGATAATATCAATTTCAATTACTTTTTGGCTGTCAATAAACATTGCATAGTAAGATACGCTATATTCTCCGCTTCCATCTGTTGGGCTTGCTGAAGCAAGCTTGCCTGGTGCGTATTTTAAAGGTGTAGCGACTACAACGTGTTTAACTGATTCCACAATATTTTTACCGGAATTGTTATCCCATTTTTGTTGGGCTGCTCTTAGTTCTATTTGGTGCTTTTCTGGTTTTAGTAGCTGTACTGCTGCCCTTGTTGTAGATCTAAAGTTAAGTGTAAGGCTCATTGGCTCGAAGTGGCCTGCATAAGGTCCAGAAAAGCTTCCGGCAATTCCTGCCCCTTTGATTTCTTCTGCAATCATAGAAATTTCGGGTAATGTTGCTTCTGCCATTCCTAAAAATTCGTTTGCGCCTTCGTAGACGCTGAAATTAATTGTTCCGTTATCTATTTTCATCATTTACCCCCTTTTAACTTTGGAAAGCTGCCACTACATAATCTGGGTCGTATTCTAGGGCGAATACAATTTCTTGTGCTGGGCTTGGTGGTGTCAAGTAAATGTGGAAAGTTGCCTTTCCTGCCATTAATTCAACTAAGTTATTATCTTCTGGCTTGAACTCTACGCGTCCGCCAAGTAGCTTTCCTTCTGATACTAAGCCATTAAGCCAAATATTAATACTATCTACGATTGATTGTACGAATCTTGCTGTCATTTTCTTATCGACATTTGACCAATAAGTTAAGATTAAGCTATTACCAACCCAACCGAACATACGGCCAATTGAAATAAAGTAATCTTTAACGTCGGTATTTACCGGGAAACAAGCTGTTTGGTTGCCCCAAAGGACGTAACCGCCTATAAAGTTAATAGCTGTTACTATTCCTTGGCTGTTTAGATAGTTTGCTTCTTTTAGATCCAATAATAATTCTGTTCCGTCTTCTAAGATTGCCCCATCTACCTTAATTGATTTGTTTGATGGTGATTCCGCCGGGCAACCGTCGTTGTCTACGTCGGTTTTTGCCATTCTTGCTGCTGCCTGTGTTGATAGGTGGAATTTCTTATCTCCAAGCTTAACCATAGGCCAACAAAGAATTTGATATTTAGAAAAAATGTTGTCTTTTTTCTTTCTTGCTGTTGTATCTCCGTAAGCTTTAACTTCGCTTGAATCAAGATCTATTACTGCGTGTGCTTCAAAAATACCATTGATATTTTCGCACTTTGTAGCCATTACTGCTGCTACCGTGTTTTTTTTACTGAATTTCGGACAAAGAATTAAATCTGTAATGATTCCGTATTTTGCGAATACCTTATCAATTAATTCTAGTCCCTTGTATTCGTTTGTTGATACTTCATAGCCACCGATAATATCTTTTTCGGTAACTTTTGTAGGATCTACCGCGTCAAATGATACCGCAAGTTCGCCTGTTTCTTGGCTAATGTTTCCACCGTCTAAGATTTCAAGTACCAAGTTATCGTTTGTGTACATTAAGTCGTAATCTTGGCCCTTATTATAGCTTTTAACTACTACTGTATCTGCTAACGCTTCGATTGGTAGTAATACTTGTTTATCATTTACCGGATATTGTTTTTCTTCCACTTTCTTTTTATGTTTCTTTGGATCTAGTACGTTGACAAATACAACTGGGCTAACTCCATATAAAACAAAGTGGCAATACATAGCTTCGCATAGTGTGTAGTAATCGAAGTTATCGTTATATCCTAAGTTTTTAACTGCTTCTGCGTAAGAATTACACATTATAGGTTCGTTTACTTTGCCATTTACTGCTTGAATTGGCGAAGTTCCAACTACAAATGCAATTCCGCTTCCTGCTGTTACAGGCGTTTTAATCGAAGTTTCAATTTGTTTGGTTCTAATACCGTGTTGAAAAGCCATTATTTACCCCCTTCTTTCCTTTCTGCTGCAATAGAAGCAATATCCTTATAATACTTGTTTAAGATATTACCTTCGCTTACCACCTTTGCTTTTGCGTCCGCTAAGCTTTCTACTGGTATCATCAATCTTTCAAGTTGTGGATACTTTTCTATCTCTTCTTTGTATTTTTCTTTAATTGCTTTCTTTGTGCCAATAATTAAGGAATTTTTCTTTAAAACTCCATCTGGTAAGTTTGGCCCAATATAGCAATATGTTTTTTCTTCTTCTGGTGCTGCTGTAACTGGTGTATCAATTACCTTTTTTTCTTTTTCATCTTTAATAGCCATTAAAATTTACCTCTCTTTCTACTGGTGGAAGCGTCCATATCGTCATCATTTCGCCTAAGTAATACGGTCTTGTATCGTCCGGATAGATAATACTTTCCAATGGTGGTACTAATCTAAATTGTTGATTCAATTCTTCATCTTTTAAAAAGTTATATCTAAGATTTGAAATAACATTTAATAGCGCCATTGAACCTTCTTCCGCGTCTTCTGCGTATGTTGCAACTATGATTCTTATAGAAGCTTGGGCTTCTGTTTCCTCTCCCGGTGTTTTTTCGTCTTTGCCTGTAAGATATTTGATTAAGATATACGGTATTTGTTGTATCTCATCTTCTTTTTTGGGTAAGTTCATCAAAAATACATTTGGCGGTCTATCGCCTGCTTCTTCCCCTCTTTTATTTCTTACAGGTAGTAATATATCTTTTGTTTTTTCTTGAATGTAAGCTTTCATAGCTTCAAGTAAAACTGTAGGTGTCATTATTTACCCCCATATCCTGCCAATAGCCTTTCGATTTCGTGTTCTATTCTTGTATCGAATGTTTCTTGCGCTTCTTTATAGACTTGTTCCATAACAACCGCATTACTTACCATAGAACGCATAGAAGAACCCATTTTCTGTTCTATAGGTTTTCTTGCTTTTCCTGTTCTTTGGAATATTCCTATATGGCCGCTACTCATTTTTGCTATAAAGGCTTCTTCAAATGCTTTGGCTGTTTTTTGTCCGGCAAATACTTTTCCTGGTGGGTATTTTGGTTTTGTTAAGCTATATTTATATAGCGGGATCTGCTGCCCTGAAAATATTAGCGTTGCGCATAAGTCGCTTGTTGTTGCGTTCTTTATGCTGTCTTTGGTATATTCAGAAATTACGCCTTTTTTTATTTTGTATTCTTGCGTAACGCCTTTAAAAGCTTCTGTTTTCGCCTTCGCTATTGCTCTATTTGCGGCGTTTGTCATAGCCCTTTCTGCTCCGTTTGGAACATTGCTTAATAGTGTATTTACCTTATCTATAGTTTCTTGGCTAATGGTAATCATTTATTTACTCCATTAATCGTTCAAGATATAAAATTAATTCTCCCATTTCGCTTTTAACTTTGCCTATGGTGTAGATCTCGTTATTAATTTCTAATTCTTGGCCTTTTCTCGGTGTTTTCTCTAGGCTTTCAAGCGATATATACATAATTAGATCGACATTGAAAAGGCCTTCCGCGTTATCGCTTCCGGCCTTCTTCCTGTCGTTATATTCGCCATAGTCTAAAACTACTTTAGCTTCTATTGGCGTATCATCTAAATAAAATTCTATAACTTCCGCAAATTCTCCGGAATTATGGAATACATTTCTTATATCTTGGTCCGCCTGCTCTTTGAAGTTCATTAATAAACTTCTGCTACTAGCCAAGAATTAACTTCTGTTGGTACTGGTAAGAATCTTGAATTAAGCTGTAAGAATCTTCTTGCCGGATTTCTTTCTACCCAAGTTTCCGGTACCATTTCGCTTTCTACTGTAACGAATCCGTTTGTATCTTCATCAATAATTGTAATAGCACCATAACAACGGCTATAGTTTGCACTTGTTGAAAGTAAAGCGATTGTTTTTTCTGGTACTAATGCTTTATCTTCTGGCGCTTCTTGGTTTGTCCAATCGTCCAAGTAAAATTCGTTATACTCGTAAATATCTAACCCAAATTCGTTGATTGTTCCTACATAAGTTGCACCGTTTGGAAGTTCCTTTGGTGTAATTGCTGCTAAGTCGTAAGCTTTAGTATCTAATAAAGCTTGTACTTTCTTGTTGTTTAAGAAGTGGTGAACTACGTCCGAAGACATAATCATAACATTACAGTTTACGTGGCCTGTTTGTTGAACTTTTAATCTCCACTTTCTAATATCTGCTATTGGATCTGCTGTTTCTGCGTTCCATTTGTCCGCCGCTTTGCTTATTGTTTCTTTATTCTCGAAGCCGAAGTCTATTTCTTCTTCAACGCCTTCGCCAATTACAGGAATTTTTCCTGTAAAAATAGCTTGGGTTGCCATCCACTCTTCACGGCGTGTAATCATATCTTCAAGTTCCGCCATATCCTTTCCTAATCTCTCTACGGCTCTTTCTGCTGCTGTCTTTCCGGAATATGGATTTTCTCCGGCTAATCTATTCAGTAGTTCTTCCGCTGTAGTAATTTTATTAGGTGCCATTAGTGGCGGTTCATAGCTTGCTGTTTGATATCCTGCGTTTGGTACTGTTTTTCCACCGATTTTTGGGTGTACAAATGGCGCAAGTCTTCTGTTTCCTTTTACAAAGTCAATGTTAATTCTTTTTGTTGGGAATGTTTCAATGTTCTTGAAAAATGTATCTCTAATGAATGTAGAAGTTCTTGGTAATCTTTCTACAAGTGTTCCCATTGTTTTTGCTTCAAATAAATCTGGCATATTCTTTCCCCCTCTTATTTAATAAAAATACCAATTTTTCTTAGTGGTACTTTCACTTTGTCTAATGTTGCTGCTCCGTAGTTTAAGGCTTCTGATCTAAAATCTCCTGTTAGATATACGGCTACTTTTTCGTTTGCTTTTGCTTCATCTGCTGTAATTCCGTAAATATCCGCCAAGTTTTCTGCTGTTGCTTTTGCAAGCTTGCCCGCTGTAAGTGCTACAACTGTATTTTTTTCTATATCTTCTTTAGCTTCTTCTACTTCAATTTCTACCGGAAAATCTCCTGCGTAGATATTGTCGCTAATGTAATTGCTTCTTTCGATTTCGTACATATCTTTTCCCCTTTCTTATTTTGCCTTTGGGTATGCTTTGTTGATTGCGTCTAAGAACTCGTTTTTATCTTCTGTTCTTTGTCCTTGGCTGCCTTCAACGTCGCCCATACCAGAATTTTTAACATCTTTTTCTCTTTCTTGAATGAAGTTTTGTCCTTTCGCTTTTTGCGCGTTTAGAATCTTGATCGCTACTTCGCCTGCTGTGATTTTTGTTTTGTATTTTGCGTCGTTTACAATCTCTTCTGCCCCCGGCGCTGCGATTTCTTCGATTGCTTGTAAGCGTTCTAATTCTTCTTTTTTCGCTTCTTCTTCAATCTCTTTTACAAGTTCCGGATAAGCTTCTTTCAATTCCTCTACAGTCTTAATTTCTTTTGTTTCAGTTTCTGTAGTAGTTGTTGTTTCTTTGTTTTCGTCCATTGCTCTTACTTCCTTTCTGCTTTTTGTATTTATATTAAAATCGTTGCCGGCGGCGTGGTTTTGGCTTCGATTTAATACCGTAGTTGGTATGTTTTTAAAGTCGGATACCATAAGTATTCCATTGACCTTAATATCTCCGTTAGCACTTGCTGCTACGTCGGCTTCCTCGAACATTAGGCGGTCGCAGAAGCCCGCGTCTACTGCTTCTTGCCCTGTGTACCAAGTTTCCGCTTCCATAAGCTGTGCTAACTCTTCTTCTGTCTTTCCTGTCTTCGTCTTATACGCGTTAATAATTGATTTTTTAATTGTTTCTAATTGCTCTATATACTTTGTAAGGTCTTTGGCGTTGAAATATCCTTCCAATCCGAATAAAGGGTCGTGGATCATTAAGCTTCCATTTGGTGCTATTTCTATTTCGTCGCCTGCCATAGCAATTATTGTAGCTGCCGAAGCGGCCCAACCGTCAATTTTAACAATCTTTTTAGCTTTAAATTCTTTTAATCTTGAATAAATAGCCGTAGCTGCGAACACGTCGCCGCCTGAGCTATTAATTCTTATAATTAAAGTATTGATATTTTTATCTTCTAACCAAGCTAAATCACTTGAAAAAAATTCCGGGTTAATATCTCCGCTTTCCCAATCGACTTTATCGCTTATATTTCCATATATTGTTACTTCCGCCACGCCTTCTTTTGGCGTTGTGAAGTTCCAAGCTTTATTGATTTTGTTCTTCTTGTTCTTCAATTTGTGTATTCTCCTTTCTTATTGCTTGCATTAGTTCTTCTTCTTGTTGTAACTGGCTAATATTTTTATAGTAATCTGTACCGTTCATCTCTTTAGCTTCTTTGCTTCGTGTTGAAAATCCGTTTTCTACCCTCTTTTGTGCTGCCGCTACTTCTTGCGTAGGGTTTAGCAATCCTTGGGCTGGTCCGTTCCATTCTGCGCCGCAATATGCTTTTTTAATAAGCGGGTCGCCGAAAAATCCTGGCGCGTCTATTCTTCCCTTGGCTACCGCTTCTGTTAGCCACTCTTCATAAATAGGTTGGCAAAAATCCGCCGCCAACCATTCGCGGTACATTCTAAAAGATTTCCAAGCTTCAAGAAGCGCTGCCCTTGAAGCACTGTAAGAAGCGTTGAAGTTTTTTAATAACAATTCGTAGGGAATTTCAAGCGCTGCGCCTATTTGTCTACAAATAGAAGTAACGAATCCATCAAAGGCCGCATTTGGTCTTCCTGGGTTTACTACGTTTGCTTTTTCGCCTTCGTTAAGATCTATAATTGCGCCTGGTCCAAGTTCGATTGAATTTTCTGTGTATCTATCCACTTGTTGTTCTTCTGGTACTATTTGTCCGAATGGCGCTTCGTTGCTGTAGCCCTCTTTTTCTACAAATACTGTAAATAGGCCACTTACTACCGCTGCTACTAATTCCGCTTCTGTATAGCGTCCTAATTGCTTTAAGCTTTCTATTACTGGTGCAAGCATTGGAACGCCTCTTCTTTGTCCTATCCTTTCGCGGTTCATAAGGTGCAATACGTTTTTTCTTCCTGTACTCTTTCCGTAGGCTTCAACTCTTATCCATTCTTCTTTTTCTGTTAGATCTTTAGAATTAGGGTGCTTGTTGCAAATATAGTAAGCGATAGTTTCGCCGTTCTTGTTGCTTTCTACTCCGTCTATAATGTTTTTATCTTGCGTTTTGTCTTTAGGTGTTGAAAGCCTATCCGCTTCTATAAGTTGGATTCTTAAATCATAGGGCATTGCCGCCCTTATTGTTGTTGGAAGTAAAACTATAACGTCGCCGGATATTAACCAATTTAAAAAGGCTAATTGCTGCAATTCGTAGAAATTGTCTAATCTTTCTATATCGCAATTTGTAGTATCCGCCCATAGTTTAAATTCTCTTTCTATTTTCTGTTCAAGGTTTCTTGCGTCCTTGGCTTCCATTCCTATTGCTTCGTAATCTATTTGGCTTTTAAGTAGTAGTCCACCGCCAACTACATTAGTTCTACAAGTTTTAATGGCGCCTGTAGCTAATGGAACGCCCATATAAAGATCGCGGCTACGTTGCCTTAATATGTTTAAATTGTCTTCTATATCCTCTTTGTGGCTTCCGCCGTCCGCTCTCCAACCTATAAGGCTTTTCTTGCTGCGTGAAGCGCCATAATTGCTGTAGCCGCTATTTAATATTTCTTTAGTTTTGTTTAATACTATTGTTTCTATTTCGTTTTTAATAGCCTTATTCTGCCTTGTTTTAGGCTTGAATATATCAAATAGGCCCATAATACCACCTGCCTTTAAATATCGCGTGGAACGGCAATATATGTTCTATTGCGTCCGTTATATTTTTCTATTGCGTCTAATCTGTCAATTTCTTTTCGCCAATACTCCTGTTGCTTTCTTATTTCGCTTAGATTGGCCCTTGTTAAGCTTCGGCTACCTATCGTGTAGCTTTGGCTTGTTGCTACTGCTGTTTCTGCTTCTAACCATAAATCGTAGTGCTTTAGCGCTCGTTCTCTTCTTAATTTTATTTCGCTTTTATCCATCTATCTTCCTAACCCCCTTGATCTTATATTTCTTTGTGGCTTACTTGCGCTTTCCGGAATCTCTTTTTTAAGAATAGGATTTGTAATTTCAAGTGCTGCCGTTGCATAGTTTCTAATATCTAACGGCTCGTTTCTTTTAATTCCTTTTTTAAGTTTCCATACATACTGCGCACGCCCTTTTTTATAGCTAATAACCATCTTTTCGCTTGTAAGCCCTTTGAAGTATTCTTCGCTATATCCTCTTCCTTCATCTTTCGGGAAGTGGCAATAGTTCGGCCCTGGCTCTTGTACTGCTAGTCTTTGATATAGAATAGCTTTTCCGGTATCTACTCCAAGCGTAAATAATGGTGTCTTATATGCGTTAGCTGTAGATGGCTTTGAATAATAAGGCGTTTGCGCTCCGCCACGTCCTTTAATGGCCCATATTCTGCGGTTAATTCTCTTCTTGGTAAATTTATATACTTCTTGCGTAAAGTGTCCGCCGGAATCTATACAGGTTGAAAGTATTTTAAGCTTGCGTCCGTCTTTAGTTTCGAATGTTCTATCTAAGAATTTATCTAAATCATTCCATACGGTTTCTATTTTTAGATCTCCATATATTTTTTTATAATAAATTCCCCAAGATTCTTTTTCTTCGCCCCAACCTACCACTTCAACTTCGAAGCGGTCGTCTTGTACGTCTACGCCGGCTGTTAATACTATTACTTCTTCTGGTACTTCGCAATCATATTCTTCTAGGCGGTTGAATAGTTCGTCCATTTCTATTTCTTCGCCTTCTTCTTCCCAAGTTTGGCCCATTTCGGTATTGGTCCAAGCTTTAAGTAATTCTATATTGCCTTTCTTTTTCTCTTCATTGGCTACAAGGAATTTTTCTACTATTTCACGCCAAGATACGAAAAGCGAAGCTAAGGCGTTTAAGTGATAGCCTTTAACCGCTCTTTTAGGATATTTAAAAATAAACTTGCCTTTATCATAGTTTGATTTCCAAGCGTATTCATTGGCAATCGCTCCACAATATCTGCAAGTGTAGTTAATTTCTGTTAGATCTTCTTTATTAAAATTTATATACGCCCATTCAAGCGGGTTATATTCTCCGCAATGCGGGCAAGGTACGTTCCATTCGCCTTGCGTGCTGTGTTCGTACTCTACTTCTATTCTGCTTGTACCTTTTATTGTCGGTGTTGATACGCATACTATTTTTTTATTCCAAAAAGTAGTAAGCCTTTTAGTTGCCAATAATAAAGGGTCGCCCTCGTTCCCTGCTGTTGCCGGGTATCTGTCTATCTCATCTGCAAGTAGTATTCTTATTGGCCTACTTGCTAAACTTGAAGGGCTGTTAGCGCCTACCATTGTTACGTGTCCGCCTGGGAATATCTTTTGTAATATTGTATTTCCACTTGTTCTTGATTTGTCATCTACTTTGTCTTGTAGTATTGGTGTATCTCTTATCATTGGCGAAATTCTATCTTTTGAAAAAGCTTCCGCCATTTGTATTGTTGGTTGAAGTATCATTATTGGGCTTGGGTCGTAGTGCATATAATAACCCAAGGGGTTTAATATACAAGCGTCGGATTTTCCGATTTGCGCCGCACTCATTACTACAACTTTTTCTACTCCGATTTCTCCTATTGCGTCCATTATCTCTTTTTGATATGGCGCTTTTGAAGTCTTCCATCTTCCCGGCTCCGCCGAAGCTTCCGGGCTAAGTCTTCTGTATTCGTCCGCCCATTCTGTTATTGTGATAGGTGGCGGCGGTTTCAATCCTGCGAATACTTTACAAAGAAGTTCAAATGTATTTCTTTTAACTTTTATTTTCTTTTTCGTCTTCTTCTTTGCTTTCTTCGCCATTTTCTCCCTCTTCTTCGATTTCCAACGAAAAAGCGGTTGAAAAGTCTGAAAGTTCATTCAGTCCTTCCTCTACCGCTTCTTGTAACAATTTGTATATCTTGGTTTTATCGTTCATTCCTGCTAATACAGGCGATAGCTTGGCGGGAATTGCCATTAGTCTTACTTTAAAATTAGTTAGCATTTCCGCCATAACCTCTTCAATCTCCGAAGATTCGTGCAAGTCTTTTTTTCTAATTTTTAGATCAAGTTCTTCATTTTGCCTTTTTGCTTTTACAAGCTTTGCCCTTTCTTCGTAGTAACTTAAATTTTCTTCAATTTGTGCGTTGCCTTTAAGATAATCTATATACGCGTGATTGGTTTCTAATAGTTTATAAAGCCCTGGCAATGTTTCTTGTATGATTCCTTCATCTCTTAATTGCCTTACTCTTCTATCGCTAACATTAAGTAACTTGGCGATAGCCTGGGCGCTATATAATTTTACTTTAGCGATAGAAGCCACCCCCTTTTTTTCTTGCGTCTTGCTTTGAATAATTATTCTTGCGTCTAAAATTAACCCCCCTAATATTTTTCCCTGTCTGAATTTTCGGAAGTGGTTTTAAAAATTTTATACCTAGCCATATTTTGGGGTCGTCGTACCCGCAAGAAGTTTTTTTCTTCTGAAAGAACCTATTTTTATTTTTACAGGTCTTCTAACTCATCTTCTAAATCAAATTCAAATGTGCCTTTTACTTTTTCTTTCGATAGTTCGTAGCGCTGTTGATCTAATTCTATTCGCTTACAGTCTAGCTGGTAGGTCTTAATGCTATCTAACAGTTTAATTATCCTGCCGTGTATTCTGTCGAACGCAACTAATAACTTCTGCTGCCTTTCGAATTTGCTATCTCTTGTAATAGTCTTTAGTGTTGGTTGTAACTTGCTAATTCTTTCTACTCGTTCTTCTGGCTCTAGTCTTTCCAACTGCTCTGGCTTTGGTACTGCTTGCATTTCTGATTCTCTTGATAAGTATAGTTTGTCTTCCGGTTCATAGTCTAAGGCTTCAAGCCTGTGTCTTATATCTTTTTCTTTTGCTAAAAGTATTTGTAGTTCGTTCTTGAAGTTTGTTTCTGTGTCAAGTGAAAGGTTAGATATATAGGCTTGGTCTTCTTCCGGTAAATTGTTTAGATCTATACTACTATAGCCGCCGTGCGTTTCTGCGTTCTTATTTCCCTTTGGCGCTCCTGCGCCTTCTGCATTCTTGTTTCCGAACTGTCCGCCGCGTCTTTTCTCTTTTAGCTTTTCTTCCCATTTATCGCGGTATTTCCATTGGCTAACTGTTGCTGCTTTTACATTCAACTTTTTAGCAATTTCTTTTACCTCTAATCTGCCCTTTGATTTTCTAAAAAGTTCAAAGGCTAAATCTCTTTCGGGTCTTCTCTCCCTCGCCATTTTTCCACTCTCCTTTCGTGGCTGGTTTTTATTCTTCTTCGTTTGTTTCGCTGTTCCGTTTTTTCAGCCACGGAAGAAATTATAAAAAAATACGAACTTCACAAATTGAAGTTCGTTTGGCTTTTTTGCTTTTTCTGCTGCTCTATATATATTATTTCACTATATCCAGTATAGCCTATATTTCGGGCAATGGCGGGCAATAATACCCTTTTCACTTAAAATAGTTGCTAATATATATATTGTCTTCGAACTTCTTTTGTAATTTCTTCAAGGCTTCGTTTCTAATGTTCTTGCATTGTCTAACGGAATAAAAGCCCCTGGCTATCTTTTCCCATCTGTAATTCATCAAGTAGAAATCGTATATTACTTTATGTTCGCGATATTCTAAGCTTTGAATTTCTTTTAATATTTCTTTGTATAAAGTGTCTAATCTTTCATTCTTGATATTTAGATTTCTTATAGTTTCGCTTACTCCGTCCGGAACATTTAACGCTATATCTTCCGTAAGCTTTGAAATATGATTCTTAGCCTTTGGCATACCGTCCAATTGGTTTGCGCCTTTAGGTAAGTAATACATATCTTCTAAGTTGCTAATAACTCTTTTATTAAGCTTTATCGCTTGCGGAATTTCCCTGCAATATTCTATTATTGCTATTACGTCTTTCATAGGCGGTCCTCTATTTCTTGGTTGCTATATCATCTGTAAATAGTGCCTTGCATTTTACGCACCTTCTGCCCCGCGCATAGTACCCCCTAACCTGTGCCATTGTCTTTGCTCCACAAAAAGGACAAGTTATTAAATAGCTATTGTTCGCTTGTTTGTCCGGTATATATTCCCTTTCCGTAATCTTTCTTGTTTTATTCATAAAATCCCTCCAACTATTTTGTTTATCTTTCGTTGATTGCTTCCAAATTTTCGCCTTTGCTATTATAAATTACTATCATTGACGGAAAAGGGGCGGAATGTTCTTCTTGCTTCTTCTCGTTTATAAATTTTAATCTTCCACGAATGAAAAATAATTTTGCTTTATTATATATATAATCATGAAAATATTGTGTATCTGTTCTTGATGGAATAAGCATAACTATTGTTGTGTTGTGTAGTTTTGATTCTTTATAAGCTTTTTCGGCCCACTTTCTTATATCTCTTCCGTATGGCGGGTTGCACCATACCGCCCCCCCTTGTTCGGTTTTCCATGTTTGATTTAAGCCATCTTCTTTTAAGCCATAATACTTTTTGCACTTTTTGTTATTTTCATCTGCTGCTACATCAATTTCAAATTTAAAAATATTATCTAACTTTTTAAATAACATTTGTGGCGTTTCCCAATTCATTTTTTCACTTGAAAATAAAGCTTGCATTTTATACCACCTTTAATTTGTGTATTTCTTTATAATTTCTTCTGCTTTTTCTATGTGATCTTCGATAACGAAGTTTATTTCTTCCGCTGCCTGTATATCTTTTATAATCTCTTCTTCTGCTCCTGCTTTCTTTAAGCAATCGTCGCATACTTTTATTTGCCTATCTGATAAAACTAAGTTCTTACAAAAAATACAGGGCTTGTATCTCTTATCCATCTAATTTGCCTTTTATGTTTTCTAAGAACATAACGCCTTTTCTCCAAGGTACTTCCCATTCTTTAAGATCTTCTACCCTTGCGGATTGTTTGCCTATAATCTCTTTCATATTTCGCCAAATATCCCACGGCACAAAAAAGTAACGGTCTTGTATTCCTACGCATACGCCCGCTATTGCTCCAAGCTTTAAATGTTCGTCTAATACTTCCGCTTGTTTTTCTGTTATAACTTTTTTCTTGATAACTTCTGTACTTGTGTACTTGGCTTCAAAGATTATAGAACGACCGCCCTTTACTGTTCCTTTGAAATCTGGGTGCGCCCTTGCTATGAATTGACCGTGAAATTTTCCACCCTTGAATTTCTTTATCACTCTAAAAGGTTCTGGCGTTTTGCTTACTGCTGCTAGTCCATAATCTATATAGTGCTTGCAAGCATATTCGATACCCTCTTCGAAGCTGTGGCCGTAGGCATTATTCTTTAGGTTCTTATATGCTTCAAGTGCTTTTTTGTTATCCATAGTGTATTAACTCCCTTCTTGTGGATAACTTATTCTATTCTTTGCCCTGTGGATAACTTATATTATTATTTATTGTTCATTTGTGTATAAGTCTTATAAAGCTTTATTTCTCTATGTTTTCTTCTTTCTTAATTTTAGGTAAATACTCCACCCGGTAAAATCGTTATATATAGCTTGAAATCCGTTTAGCTTGTCTTTAATCTCATAGCCTGGGTAAAGTCTTTCCCAATAGATAAGGTCTTCCGGAAATAATGAAAGCTTGATTACTTTTCTTCTTGAATATCTGTGGTCGTTGGTCCTTTGTGTTGGCCTTTCTAAGTTTTGGCTACTGCTCCATCTTCTTTTCTGTGTTGGGTTTCCTGCTAAGTAGTTTGCCAAGCCTGCAATACCTGTATTATCATCTGGCTTTATTCTGTCGCAATTCGCATAGCCTAATCTCTTTCCCTTGTTTTTCCCTCTGCTTCTGCTCCATAAATCTTCTACAATATCCCTATCAAGTCCACCATTCATTAATATATGGTGGTGGATTCTAACCGGCTTTCCATCTTTGCCATCTCTCGAAGAAGTAACAATCATATACTTTAAGTCTTCTAGTCCTTCTTTCTTTCTTCTGCGTTTTACCCTGCGTATATAGTTTGTAGCTTCCTTTTCTGCTTCTTCTAATGTATCTGGTAGTAATTCTTTTGTATAAGTGAGTGTTACTGAATAATCATTTTCTCCGAAGTTTGTTTCTGCTAATTGATTGAATGTTCTTCTTGCGTTTTTATCGTTTAAGTTTTTTTGGGCTGGTATAGATACTTTTTCTTTTTTAGATCTCTTTCCTTTTCTTTTCTCTAATTGATTTTCTGATATGGAATATATATCTACTTCTAAATAACCTTGCCCGCAATATATTTTCTTTTCTCTAATAAAACTTCTTGCCATAATACCACCCGCTAACTTTAATATAGAAATGGTCGAAAAGATAATAGCTATTACAAGCCCGAAAGGCGGTATGTATTCCGCCATTTTTAGCCGTTACTATTAACTTTTCTATTGTTTTTTTCTTTAGCCGTGGTATAATAAATATGTAGATATTCTTTGTCTTTGCCCTATAAAATAAGATAAAGATTAATACCAAGGCGGGGTGCTTGAAAAAGCACCCTTTCTTTTTTTTACTTATTTCTTTTGTTTGCGTCCTTGTCTATAAGGTTTCCAATTCTAAATGCTACTAATATGATTGGTAGGATAAGGAAAAATCCTTCGCCCCCTATGGCTCTATATCCTCTTTCCATATATGCAAGCTTTGCTAAGCATATATAAACAATGATAGAAAGAAAGCTGTAGAATATTATATGCGGTGCAAATACCCTACTTAATATTGATGGTCTTCTCTTTCTGTATTTTCCGTCCACTATCTCTTTTGCCTGTCGTTTAATTCTCCAATCTCCATTGTCTTTTCTGCGTAAAGCACAACAAGCATTACGGTTTTTTTTACTTTCTTCTATTAAGTTTTTGTCGTTTATTTCTTCCCTTTGTTGTATTCTGATTAATTCGCTATCCATTCTTCTTTTTCTTTTCTTTGCGGTATTCTTTCCTTGCCCTCTTCATCACTTAGCCCGCCAAGACTAAATAATTCTGCCAACTCGTTTGTTATTTTTTTCATTCCTTCTTTTTGATCGTCGCCGTATTTTTCCCTTGCGTGTACTTGCTTAATTAGTTCATTATCTAATTTCATCAATTTGGAAAGTAGCCTGTGTAGTGAATCTTGCGATTCGTCCGGTTTGTTTTGGCCCACTAAGTTTATAAGTGTTGCCATCTCTTCTTGGCACTTAGTCAATAACACTTCCGCTTCTTCCTGTCCGAATATCTCTATTCTTTCTTCTTCGCTTGCGTCTATCCATTCAAGCGGACAAATTACAACGCAATTGTGGTTCATATCCAATAGTTCGGCGCTTGCCTTGAATCTTCCTTCGCTCTTTCTATAGATCAAGCCGTTAATTTTCTTGTACTTAATATCTTTGAAATATACCGGCGTTTCATCATATAGAAGTTGCTTTGCTTCTTCGTTACTTATTGCCATAGTCTTTGCCCCTTTTCTATACTGCCGCTTTTTCTTTTACTTCCGCTGCCATCTCTTCTTTTGCTTTGATCTCTTTAACTATTACTTTTGCCCCTTCCTCGTTCCCGGAAAGTTCGTATAGTTTTTTAAGAAATTTCTTTGCGTCGAATTGCTTCATTTCTTGCCCCTCTTCTTTCCGCATTTAATACATAAAATAGTGTCTTTTGGTAATCTGCTTTTGAATAGCCTATAGCCTGTTGGTCTTATTTTGCCTTTTTTGTAATTGTGCCTACAGGCTGCTTGGTGGAACTCTTTTTTTAGTGGTACTTCTAAAGTTCCTTCGGGTGTAAGAAAAGTTATTTTCTTGAAGTTAGTATCCATAACTTGCTACAACCTTAACCCTTTCTGCGTATAGGTTTTTAACCCTGTATCTCTTATTGTTAATGTCTATAATGTGGTAATTATCCCAATTTGTTTCAAGTACCTTAATATCGCTTGTATCTGCTGTAAATCCGTAAGTATGGCCCAACGCCATTTGGCAAATTGTTTTAATATCTGATAAGCTACGGTCTTTACATTTACAATTCCCACAATGTTTGCAATTGTTTTTCAATGTAGTATCTCCAATCTTTGTTATTTAGTATTTTGTTATTAAAAGTCCATAAATTACTAGTTCTACAACTATATCTAATGCTGTTCTTTGGTCGCTGTATCTACAATTTGGTTGTGCGTGTATTCTTGGGTCGGTTTCTTCCCAAGGTATGATTTCTAAAAGTTCTTTACTTAAAAATATCATTTTGCAACCTCTAGCTACGCATAAGTAATAACAGCCGTGCTTACCGTATTCCCCCTTGCACTTCTTAAATCCGTAGTCTTCGTATGTTTCTATTGGCTTTGTTGGTTTAATCATTTCTACACCTCTTGTTCATAAGTTGAAATAACATTTAATATTCCTTGTATAATATCTTCTGTAATCTGTGTAACTAACTCGTCTTTGTCTACTTCGTCCGTAATATCAAATGTTATTCCGCCTTCTGCGTATTGGTTTAGTGTTTTGTTTGCTGCTTTTAATATGCTTTCTTCTATCTCTTCTTTGTTGTTTGTAACCCAATCTGAAATATCTTCTTGAAGATCGCTTGTAGCTTTTGTATATATGAAGCTTGCGTCTTCAAGGTCCATCTCTCCTTCTTCGTCAAATTTCGAATATTTTATAATTTGGTCGGCATAATCAATTGTTTTTATTTCTTGCGGTTCGTATTCTTCGCCTGTAAATTTGTTGATTATCCTAAATTCTGGTAATATCACTTGCCCTTGCCCCTTCCTCTAATTCTTTTGTAGCTTCTCCATTATTTGCTTATAGTGTTCTATGGCGTTTGTTTTTAGATTGTTTGTATTGACTAAGAAATCTTCTTCGGAAATTGTTTTTATTTTGCCTGTTAAAATTTCGTTAATGTAAAACTTGCCTGGTTCATCTTCATACCATTCTAAAAAGTAGTAGAATCTGTCTTTTCCTTTGTTAAGCATTAATGTTAAGTATTTTTCCTTTTCGTTTTCTTTTTCCTTAAATCCTAATTTTAGTAATTCTTCTTTTGTGGCTTTCTTCATCTTTCCTTGCCCCTTTCTTTATTTATAGCCGAAGCCCTCGTATTCGTAGTTGATACTGTCTAAAATTTTTCCGCACTTTTTACAACGAATGTAGACGGTTTCGCCACTTATCCTTTTAAATACTGAATCTTGTACTACTTTTTCTGTTTCTTTATGCTTGCATAAAGCTTGCCTAATAGTGATTATTAGTTTCTTAAATGCTTGTCTTATCTTTGCTGCTAACTTCTTTAAAGATTTTTCCATTGTTTTTGCCCCTTTCTTTTCTTTTGTATCCGTCTATCTTGAAGCAATATATACCGTCGCCCCAATCTTCAACGTAATAACCTTCTTTCTTGTATTTCTTGGTAAGCTTTAATTTTTCTTTAAAGCTTTTATAAGGAATATATAAAACAGTTTTAAGCCCCATCTTCTTTGCCTATATGCTTTAAAATGTGGGCTATTATATCTACAGTCCAACCATTGCCAAGCATTTTGTACCGTTGGTTATCTGATATTTCTTTTCCGTTGATTTCTCCTTGGGTGTAGTTGTCGGGGAGCGTTTGTAATCTCTCACACTCAATAGGTGTTAGCTTTCTTATGTATCCTTCAATTAATACGCCGTGTTTGTCCTGGGCTGTAAGTGTATAAAACTTCTGCCCCTCATTAAATCGCTGTCCGTTCTGCCTTTTATTTACTCTATCCGGCGTTATACAACCGAATAAGTAAAGCCCTGTTTTTGCCCCTCTTCCGCCTGCTTGTCCGCATAGTGTAACGGCTTTATCGTGAATGTAATAAATCCTGTTGCCTTGGCTGTCGGTTTTGAAATATCCTACTTTGCCTTTTTCCACTTCTTTTTCAAGGATCTTTAATGTTTTGTCGAATGGTACTATATATTCTTCTAAAAACTCATAAATCAAATTGCCGTTCCAACTCATTATTTGCCTTGCTGTCATTGTAATAGCTTTTTCTGGGCTTACTGCTACATAGCTTTTGTCTATATAGTATTGGGCTTTTCTTTTGAACCACTTGCACCAAGTTTCACTAACTGCGAAATCAATATCCGCCTTTTCGTGTACTATATCTTTAAGCATTATTCCTTTATCTTCTGGCTGTTTTATATTTGGAATGTTGGTCCAATAAAGCCTTTTTCTATTTTGTGCCGATACTAAATTAGAATTTATTTCTATTGGCTCTACTCCTAAATGTTCGCTAATAATGTTTTGAAATTCCTTTTTCATTCTTACGTTTTCAAGTAAAAATAGAACATTCGGGTTCTTTTCTCTTATCTTCTTTAAGATCTCTACGTATTCAAAAAATAATTTGCTTCTTGGGTCTTCGAAGTTAAGTTGTTTTCCTGCTATTGAAAATCCTTGGCAAGGGCTACCGCCTAAAAGTAAATCAATTTCGCCGAAATCTATATCCCATTCTTGATAATCTTCTACATTGCCAAGATGGATAATATCCGGATAATTCTTTTTAGATACCGCTATAGCGTATTTGTCAATTTCGCTTGCGTAATATTTATTTGTTGGAAGGCCTGCCCTTTCCGCTGCAAGCCTTCCTGCGCTCGTTCCATCAAATAGACTTAATATATTCATTCTTTCAACCCTCTAAGGCTTACGCTTTTTTAGCATTTACTAAACTTGCGTTATCTCCCATCATTTGAATACCTGCTAATGTTCCCTTGATGTAATATTGCATTGCTATTCTTGTTTCGGTTGGTAGTTTTTCAACTTCTGATAAGGTTTCTGCAACATTTTTTAAATCTTCTTTGTTTACCTCTTCAATCTGATTGTTTTTCTTGATTTTTGTATCCATAATCTCTTTTCCTTTCTTTTCTTCTAAATCTCTTCTTGGTTTTAATGTAGCTTCCATCTTCTTTGCCCCATTATCTCTTAACAATCCTTAAATTTTCTTTGTTATCTCCTA